CCTATTGCTGTGGTTAATCGGTACAATGTTGCAGTAAGATTAGATGATAAGCGGTTAAAAGAGAACAAAGTTACAGTAGAACCCACCGAGAGTAGAGTTTTTAAATTATGCCCACACGGTTCCCCGTTGGGGCTTTGTAAGAAAGGCTGTAAATGAAATACATATTTCCAATCATGGAAGAAAATGAGCGATTTATGATTGATGTCGTATCTGACACCATTGAACACGCCTATCAAGAGGCTTTCAAAATAATGGAATTAGATGAGAAAGCACGTCTAGTTCTTAGAGAAGATAAAGAAATTATCCCAACTTTAATGTGCTAAACCAATAATGGAAGATAAACCTTTCGATCCCCACCCTGGCCAGTTAGAAGTCATCGAGGCCTACGATAATTACAGATTCAGAGTCTTAAATTGCGGACGTAGATGGGGTAAGACCTTACTCTCGGTTAATGAGATGCTCTCTCAAGCGTACTTTGGGCACCAACAACTAGTTGTTTATGTTGCTCCCACGATCACTCAAGCTAGAGATATTGCCTGGAGACAGCTTAAAAGAAGTGCCCAGTTCTTTGGTGGACTAGAGAAGGCTAACGAAGCCCGTTTGGAATGCACTCTGAGAGCTAAGGACGGTTCTAGAGGGGAGATTTGGCTTAGAGGCGTTGAAAATTACGACTCTTTAAGAGGATTAGGAATTAACTTCTTAATTGGAGATGAAATTGCTTCCATTAAAGGATGGCAGCCTATTTGGGAGGAAGTTCTAAGGCCTACGCTTTCAGACACTCGGGGTAAAGGACTGTTCTGCTCTACTCCTAAGGGCTACAACCACTGGTATTCCTGGTTTATGAAGGGCCAGGAGGGGAATGAATGGAGTGATCCTGATTACAAGAGCTGGAGTTTCCAGAGTTGGGAATCCCCCTATTTTCCTAAAGAGGAGAAAGAAAAGAACGAACGGGAATTAACTGAGGATTCTTTCTGGCAGGAATATGGGGCGATGTTCAAACGCTTCACAGGTCTGGTTTACAAGGACTTTGACCGGGATAAGCACATCGTAGAAGCGGTCGATCCGTCTCAATTCGTTTTCTGGTTGGCGGGGCATGACCCCGGATTTCACAATCCAAGAGCCTTTGTCTTAATCGGGGTGGACAGGAAGGGGACCTGGTACGTCGTAGATGAACTCTACCAGCCAGGAATTACCAATCCCCAGTTTAAGGAGGAGTGCAACCGCATTCTGGACAAGTGGAACCTTAATTTCGACCAACTAGAACTGGCAACGATGGACTCAGCCCAACAGAGTGACATAGCTGAGTTAAGCGATCTAGGTCTTTCGTTCGTGCCGGTTAAGAAGCAATCAGGCGAATCCAACGTCTCCTGGGTCCGTTACAAGGTGGATAAGTTCGCTGAGCGCATCAGAGCTGGCCTTTTCTATGTTTACCGGCCTTGTGTGAAAACTGTCTGGGAACTGGAGAACTACTCTTGGCCCAAGACCCAGGACCAGAAGAATCCAGATGAATCCCCGGCTAAATTAAACGACCATATCTGTGACGCTTTGGGAGACCTGAATGCCATGTACCTCCACCTGTATGAGACGATTGAATTACCCCCTTGGGCAGGGAAGATGAAAGGGACCTACGTTCCCCCGGCTAGTGAGCAGGAACAGGAGGGTGGTTGGACAGATGAGGTAAAATCAGATTACTGGAGTATTGACGTATGATCCGTGATAGAGACATTAAAGAAACCAAGTTCGAGGAAGACCTTAAACTTTATTTTCCCGACATCTACAAGATTCACACCGCAGGTAAATTTGATAAATATATCTGGAATGTCTTTGAAGAAATGATGAGTATAATGAACACTAAAGGTTATGGAGAGATTAAAATCATTTACCAGGCTGGAAGAATAAATCGGGTAGCTACTACCCTAATTATCACCTCTGACGATAAACAGCAGGTACACACCTATCCAGGCAAAATACTATGAAAAGGCGTCACGTGAAAAGGTGTTAATTTGACAATTAGCCATTTCTAGGCTAATAATAACTTAGTCTCAATTAATTAAGGGACAACCACATGGGTTGTCTTTTTTTATGCTTGAAGTTCTTGTTATTCTAAATGTCTTCACACTGTTTGCCCTACTATATATAGTATACCTAGGTAAAAAGGAGCGTGAAAAGCTCTTAGATCGTATCATGGCCAAGAATTACACTGAATTTGTGGATAACCAGAAACCGGAAGATAACGATTTTGCTGATGGACAGGAAAACATTATTGATGTGGAAGACGCGAAAGCCGAAATAGTTAAATAAAGGAAGGTATGCCCGAATACAAAAAGACTGGTAAGAAGGATAAAATTAGTGATTCACAGTTCAATAGTTGGTGGGATAACGCTGTGGATGGTCGTTCAGATTACGACTGGAAGTGGTTTATCTACGATCTATGGGTTTCGGGCAATCATTACGTCAAGTGGGATAGGGATTCTCAGCAGATTACTTCCTCTGTTCCAGACAAGGGTCATCCCAAGATTGTAATTAATAAGACATATTCTACTTTAAGATCAGTGAGGAACTTTGCTTTAAGGAATCGTCCCCGTGCCGAGGCGACTCCAGAGAACTTAAACCCGGAAAATATCACCGATGCGGTTAAATTAAACCGTTATTTGGATTTCTTACACGATAAATTAAAAATGAGGACTAAACAAAGGGCTTCTTTGTGGCATGCCCTCAAGTATTCTGTGGGTTGGTGGCAGGTACTATGGAATGAGGATGAAAAAGAGGTAAATGTCAACATTGTTGACCCTTACGATCTTTACATTGATTCTACGGCTAGATCTCCAGAAGAAGCCCGTTACATGTTTCTGGCTGTGAGGAGAAATATCGAGGATATTACTTCAGATCCCATGTACCGGGACTATATAAAGAAGAAAAAGATCGAATTAAAGCCTGACGGTAAACTAGCCGCTTCAGATATGAAGGAACGGATGATAAATATTGAGAAAACAGGCGAAGTTCGGTCTACCTCAGATAAAAACAACACTATTATTGTAAAAGAGCTTTGGTACAAGAAATATAATGAGGAAACTGGTGAACAAACTATTTGTATTATGGCAAAGGCTGGGGAAACCACTATTCGTGAGTCTGAGGAGACTGATCTAACCAAGATCCCGTTCTTTAGATTACCAAGCGATGTGGATCCTCTCAAGATGTATGGGCAGGGTTGGGTGAAGAATCTGATCTCACCAAATAAACTTCTAAACCAACTTGAATCCCAAGTGGCCGAGTACAACGATCTTATGAACCGGGGTAAATGGGTGACGGACCGGGGAGCTGGGGTAAGAACCATAAACAACAATAATGGTCAGATAATCGAGAAGAAGCGGGGATTTGATGTGATTCAGGCCAGTATCTCACCATTGTCAGCAGCTATTTTCAAACAGATCGAGAACGCCTCCATGTATATTGAGGATATGGGTGGGGCTCATGATGCCACTATGGGTCGCATCCCCACCGGAGCCAAGTCTGGTAAAGCCCTGGAAGCCCTCCAAGTGGGTGATTCTAACAATCTGTCTGAAGTGGTGGAAAACCTAGAGGAGTTCTTGGAAGCTGTCTATGAGTACATTCTAGAGTTAGTCTCTCAGAAATACCAATTCTCCCATCGTATTGTTACAACTACAGGGTCTGGTGAGAAGGAATTTATTGAGATTATCGGATCTGAAGCTAAGGGATCTGAGGGAGAATCAATCGCTCCCGAGGGGGCTTTGGTAGTTGAACCTAAAAACATGGTCGATGTCAAAATAACCTCTTGGCTGGCTGAAACTCAGGAAGCTCGTAGGGAAGCTCTTATAAAACTGTTTGAACTCCAGGCTATAGACCTAGAGACTCTCCTACAAGGCTATGCTATTGGTAATGTGGCCCAAGTCATTCAAAGAGTTGGAAAACAGAAGGCTGTGAACATGGCCCAGGAGACTGCCCAGCAAGTGGCTCTGGCTGATGCTCAGAACCAAAACAAGCCACAATCAACTCCCGAACCACAAGTGGGTGCAGCTCAAGCTAACGCTGCCTTACAAGCAATTATCCGGGGTCAGGAACCAGAAATGCCCGACCAGGTAACACCAGAATATATTCAATATATCGACCAATTTATGCAATCTGATGGTTTTGCTAACCTAGATGACGGAGATAAACAAGCCGTTCAAGCCTTCAGAAATCAGATTGGTCAACAAGCTCTTTAACAAGAAAATAAGAAAATAAGAAAATAAGAATTATTAAAAGGCAACGACTCTCTGTCTCCGGTCTACGCGCATAGGCCGGATACTGGGAGTTGTTACCCAGACTTTCTATGTTCACCGCCTCGTGAGGCGTTAAAAACGTAGACAAATGAAAGGAGTCGTCTATGACAGACGATGTAAACACAGGTGTTACAAATCCACCAGAGGGAGAAACTGGTGCTACTGCGCCTGGTAGCGAAAAAACACCTCAGACTACAGAAGGTGAGGTAGCGACAAGTACAGTCGCTTCCAAGCCGGAGATAAATGAGGAAGATAGACCTGTTCCGTACTCTAGATTCAAAGAGGTAAATGAACGGTCTAAACAATATGAGGCAAAACTTAAAGAAGTAGAGAACAGACTTTCAGAGATGGATAAGCGAAACCCGGCAACGGTAGACCCGCAAGAGCAACAGGTGAAGACCATGCTTAACCAATACGGTTATCTATCCAGAGAGGAGTTTGAAGCAGAGTTGGATAAGCGTGAACAACGCTTGCGAGAAGATGCAAACGTAAACCAGGAACTGGCTCGGTTAGAGCAAAAGTATGACGGTAAGAATGGCTTACCCAAGTTTGACCGTAAAATAGTGGTTGAATTTGCTCTCGATCACCGTTTGGCTGATCCAGAGGTTGCTTACAACACCCTGTATGACAAGGAGCGTCTAAACTGGCATATCCAACAAGCTACAGGCAAATCAAAGGGAGTCAAAGCTGAAAGTTCAGATGGTTCAGGTGCGCAATCGGCTGGCCCAGCAGATTCAGATCTAATGAGCGAGGCGATGAAGGGTGACGACCAAGCCTTCAATACCCTGATTAAAAGAACTAACGTATTTTCCAATTTCTTCAAGAAGTAGCCTCATGTCTAGTGAGCGACATGGAATGAGGTGAAATATTTATGGCTCAAGCAAGTGCAATTAAGACCTACGATGCTGCTGGTAATCGTGAAGATTTGACAAACTTGGTAGTGATGGTGTCTCCTGAAAAAACCCCTCTATGGAGTGGTGCGGCGAAAGTCCAGGCGAAAGGCACCTACCATGAGTGGCAAACCGACACTCTGACAGCAGCGACAACGAACTATCAGATCGAAGGTGCTGATTTTTCATTCACTATTCCAGATGCCCGGACCCGGACTGGTGCTTACACCCAAATCTTTACAAAGACTTTGGAAGTGTCAGGTTCTCAGTTAGATGTAGACATCGCTGGTGTGGAGAACGAGTTTTCCTACCAGATGAAGAAACGAATGAAAGAGATGGCAACCGATATTGAGAAAGCGTTGTTTACTGGTACTGGAAACTCTGGTGCTTCAGGTACGGCTCGTCAACTAAAGGGTATTTTCTCTTGGATTGCGACCAACTCAAACACTGGTAGTGCGACTGGTACACAGGCTCTTACTGAGGCTTTGTTTAACGACCTTTTACAAACGGTTTATGATGCTGGCGGATATCCTGATGCCGCTTATTGTAATTCGTGGCAGAAACGGAAAATCAGTTCCTTTGCTACGTCTAATACTCGGTATCAAGAACCCGGAATGGAAGGCAAACTCTACAATTTCGTTTCGGCTTACATGTCCGATTTTGGAGTTATTGAGGTTAAACTGGATCAATTCTGTGACACTGATAAGGTGGCGGTACTCGACAGTTCACTCTGGAGAGTTGCTATTTTCAGAGGTATAAAATCAGTCGATGTGGCTACGGTAGCTGATGCTAAACGTGGAGCATTGGTTGGTGAATTGACCTTAGAAGCAGGTAATGAGAAGGGATCGGGAGAAATCATACAATTGACTACTTCCTAAACCCTGAACGAGAAATCCCCTCGAGTCTATTGACAACAGGGGATTTTTTGTGTAATTATGATATATATGACTGGTAAATTCGTTAAATCACGAAAAGACATTCTTCACCAGTCAGACCAATTTCACACTATTAAAGATGATAAATTAAGGAGTTATTTTATTGCTTTTGCTGACCAAATGAATGAACAGGTCAGGAATGAGATAGTAGCGACTTATAACGATCCGGAGTTGGCTAGTGCTTATCGGGGCTGGAGAAACTTCAATGATTTACACGGCAGAGGCTTTACTTTGAAGGGCACTATGCAAGAAATCGTTCGAATACCGGCTGGTCAAGTTTACGAGTTTTTAAGGGCTTACTTTGAACCCGAGTATGGAGAAAAATGGTTACAAAATAAAAAGGTGCTTCGGCACGAACTCATCCGCCCCTTCTGGGTGGTGAGTAAGTTTTAAGGAGAATATGCCTAAAAAGAAACGTAAAGGTCCAAACTTTACCGAGGAACAGAAACTAGCAGCCAAGGTTAGGATGGAAACATACTGGGAGAAGCGTCATAAACAGGAGATGGCTCTAATTCCTATAAAAGGCATCCTTGATGCAGTTTATTTGGCTGGTTGGAAACAGAATAAGGCTTTAGAGATAAATTATCGGTCAGACGGTCAGATGTCTCCCCAACAGGCCGAAACAGAACTTAAACGTTTGTTCACTGAGGCTTTTAATTTATGACAGTCGGAAAGTTGGAAGTTGATCCACTAGACTTGGAGCTGAAACATTGGGAGAAATTTACTATAAATCCCATCAAAGGAAAAGATGCTTTAGAGACCATGAGGCGGGGTTGTTGGGTGCTTTCTAAAACAGGTATAAATTACTGGATTTCCTCTGGTAATTTACTTGGTCTTTACCGAGACGGTAAATTAATTGACCATGATACCGACATAGATGTTAATGTTTCTACTAAATGGGACACTTTAGAGGCAAACATTAATTCAAAACAAGTTCTTTTAGGTATGACCGCCAACAATTTCAGAGTAATTAGAACGGTTGTATATAAAAACCACTTTATGCAGTTATGTTTTATGGACAATACTAATGAGGTTATCTTTGACATCTGCTTCTTTTACACCGGCATTAAACCTGGTTATGCTACCCTTATTGATCTGAGAGGAATTCTTTTCAAGCCAATCAGATTTATAAAAGAAGTAAAGTTTATGACCTTTGATGGAGTTAAATACCCCGTTCCCAATCATTTGGAGGAGTTTCTGACCTGGAAATATGGTGACTGGAATGTCCCTAAAACAAATAAATCAGAATGGCAGGATGAATCTCCAAACTTAATCTTATGGAAGTGATTTGTAGTCCTTCAATTCGTTATCCGGAACCGCCCGACTTTAGAGGTAAAAATGTTCTTATTGTTGGGGGAACTCATGGAGCTGGCGAGGCGGTTGCTTGGAGAGTCATCAGGGGTTTGGCTAGTGTGACCGTAGTTGGTTTGACTAAGAACGAACAACTTCCCTGTAAGCAGATAATAATGGATGTGGTTAGTAACCCAAGTAAAGTTGAGCAATATTTTCAAGAAACTGATTATGTTTTCAACACGATTGGGATGGTGTGGCGGGGTTTAATTGTTAACACCCCAAGAATGATGGTACAAAGTTTTTTAAAGACGAATGTGGAGATTATGTTTCTTTTAACAAAATATGCTCTCCAACATACCTCTGATGTGGTTGTTAATATGAGTAGCCGACCAGTCTTCTCAACCAACAAATCATGGAGTTTATATGCTTCAACTAAACACGCCATAATTGATATTACCAGGGCAGCCGACGAAGAAGGAAAACAGAAGTTCTACGCTTTCTGCCCTAGCCGGATGGATACTAAGTTTCGTGATTATATGTGTCCGAATGAGGACAGAAACACCAGATTAACCCCGGATGAGGCTGCTGGTGCGGTTGTGGCCCTGTTTAATGGTAAGAACAAGACTGGACATTATTGGTTAAGGAGAAAGTATGATGGTGCTAACAGCCGGGGCTTTTGATACCCCGCACATGGGACATGCCATTTTCCTGAGACAGTCCAAAGCCTTGGGAGACTATTTAGTAGTTGCTTTAAGCACTGATAAATATATAGAGCAGTCTAAACACAAGAAACCCATCTTCTCATACAATGAGCGGAAGGAAATCTTAAAACTGCTTCCGTATGTAGATGAAGTAACTCCTAATTGGGAGGATAGTCTAGTGCCCCAGATAGAGTTATTCCATCCAGACATTGTGACTATTGGTTCAGACTGGGGGGACCGTTATTTGGACCAGATCCATGTTACTAGGTCTTGGTTGGCTAAAAAGGGAGTGATTATGGCTTATTTGCCGTATACGTCAGAAATAAGTACCACAATGATTGTGGAGAAGTGTCGAAATGAGATCTCTTAGGATTTTGAGTATGCCTGTGGACAAAGGAGGATGCGGACATTATCGGATACGTCAACCTTTCTATATGCTTAAAACTTATTCAGAACACGATGTTCACATCATTGATGCAGAGAAGGATATAACCAATGAACTTGTCAAGGTTTTGCCGGCCGTAGATATCTTTGTGGTTAGGCAAGGGGTTCCTATAGGGGGAACTAAAAAGAGGCTTGGTTCAGTTATGAATAAATTATCTAAGTTTTCTGGTAAAGAGGTTAAATTAAAGGGTAAATGGGTTATGGATATAGATGACAACATGGAACTTATTTCCCCCTACAACGAACATTATGTAGACAATGGGGTGGAAGAATATTATGACAGTCATCTAAAAAAATGGATCTGGAAAGATGGTGTTGGTAATTTTGATCTAAAGGATAACCGAAGAAGATTATTATTGGCTCTCTCCTCATTAAAAGAGGCTGATATGGTAACAGTAACAACTCTTAAATTAGCCGAATATGCTAGACAATATAATAATAATGTGGTTATTTTGCCAAACTCGGTTGATTTTAAACAATGGTGGAAATTACCCCTAAAACCCAATAAACAGTTAAGAGTTGGTTGGAGTGGGGGGTTCTCTCATTATGAAGATTGGTACTCTATTAAAGAACCGCTCAATAAACTACTTCGTGAATACCGATTCAAATTAGTGATGGTTGGGACCTATTTTAAGGGAATTATTGATGAGGATTTGCGTTATCTGGTTGAAGATTATGCTTGGGTAGATTTCAGTGGCCATAGTTTTCGGATGATGTGTATGAACCTGGACCTGGCAATTATTCCGTTGGCCGATTTGCCTTTCAACCGCTACAAATCATCAATTAAGTGGTACGAGATGAGTTCAATAAAGATCCCATCGGTTGTGGCTAACATAGAGCCTTACTCAACAGATATTGCTGACGGGATTAATGTTTGGGGGTACAAAGATACCACTTCGTTTGAAAAAAGCCTAAGAACGGCTCTGGAAAGACCCGACTTGAGGAAGAAATACGCTGAAAATGCCTACGATTGGGTTTTTAAACACTGTAATGCTAAAATAAACACTAAACTGTGGGCTCGAGCCTACGAAAGCCTATGGACAAATTAGACGAAGCCATTTCCAACGCGACTGTAATCGTTAAAAAGGATATTGATCCAGTTGGTCAAATAGAAAACCAGCAACCACTACCCAACGAACTAATGTTAGCCTTCTTCCAACTAAGGGGAACCGATATTAGTAAAGACGACACTCTCCATTTAAAAGAAATCTCTGAATATGTGGACTCGGTGTCCAAAACCGAAGATCGTTTGGACAAATTGCAAGTATTGAGGGATATTCGTTTCAAGTTAGGAGAGCCGGAGATTGGTCAGAAAAGACATGACCAGGTTTACCAGTACATCCGTTTAAAACAAGCAGCTAAGAAATATTCTGATGAAGCTATGGCTATGGAGGAAATGTGATGTATTTTGCCCTAGTTTATGAAAATAGCAAGGTATTTTGCGCCTTCACTAAAGAGAAAGCAATCAAATTATTGGAAGACTATATTAAAAAGTATGGTGATGTTGGTAAGGCAGTCGAAGCTATAGAGTTTGACCTAAAAAAGAAAACGTTGTATAAATGATCCAGTTCAACAATTACGGGCTCCCATATTGGGAGTTTTTTTTATGCCAAAGTCGGTTAAATATTTTCCCGAAGTAGATACTTTAGAACATGAAGATGTCACCATGCCGGAAACCAAGCGGGTTTTGGTTTATGGTTGGGACGCTGAAAATCTCCAAAAAGTAAGATTAAGAGTCAATTCTGATGGGGTGTTGGATGGTGGTAAATATAAGATGATAATTGATGAGGATACTACCCCCAATGTGACCTACATTGGAACCGCTTCTAGAGGAACAGCCACCAACGCGATCACTTGGGAAGTAATGAAAATAGATGATTCTAGTTTATCGGTGTTTACTTGGGCAGAGGGAGCTTGGGATAACCGGGCGACAAGTTTAGTTTACACTTAGGGGGTTAAATGGCCTTTGGTTATGATAATGTTGCGACTGGTGTGGCAGATGCGACTACATGCAGTACCTCAATAACTGTTGGTGGTAATTCAAACAGGCTTTTAATAGCTTTGGTTGGAATTGGTAATTCTGAGGGAACTGGAGCTACCCAGATTGATTCCGTTGTCTTTAATAGCACTGAATCTTTTACTAGAGCTGGAACAGTTGATAATTTGACAGATCAGGCTGCTGAGATCTGGTACTTGGTTAATCCAACGGCTACCTCAGCCAACGTGGTGGTGGATGCTACCGGCAGTGCCACCCCAGACATGAGTGTGACAGTTATCTCTATTTACAATGTTTTACAAAGCAGTCCGGTTCTTAACTTCTCATCAACTACAGGAAATTCCACCGGTCCTTCTTTAAATATAAACACCACTTATGACAACTCATTAATTGTAGATATTTTAGCTGTTGAAGATCCAGAAAAAACTTATACCGCGGGCGGTGGACAATATGAATGGTCTGATTTTGTGGGTGGTTCTGGGGCGGGTCTTTTCACCAATGCCACTTCGACTAAAGTTACAACTACTGCTGGAGCCTATACGACCTCATGGACAATTCCTACTGGGGCAGAACTTTGGTGTTTGGCCTCAATTGAGGTGAGAGAGTTTCTTGGAAGCGCAAGTCCGTCTGCAAGTCCATCGGTCTCAATTTCCCCCTCTATTAGTCCTTCCAAATCTCCTAGCGAAAGTCCTTCAATTTCCCCAAGCACGAGCCCAAGTGTCAGCACTAGTCCAAGCGTAAGTATTAGTCCATCAAAAAGTCCCTCTACTAGTCCTTCGGTGTCTATCTCACCATCTAAATCACCATCAATATCGCCTAGCAAAAGCCCATCATTAAGCCCATCCACCTCACCCTCTGTTAGTAAAAGTCCATCCATTTCTCCTTCTATTAGTCCGTCACAATCCCCATCAGTGTCTACTTCCCCCAGTGTTTCCATATCTCCGTCAAATTCACCGTCATTATCCCCAAGTATTAGTCCGTCACAATCACCCAGTGCTGGTTCTAGTCATTCACCTTCGGCTTCGCCATCAAAATCACCATCCATATCACCGTCAGCCTCGGCTTCTCCGTCAAAATCACCATCCATATCACCATCTACCTCACCCTCTGTTTCTATTAGCCCGTCTATTTCTCCCTCTGCTTCCCCGAGTGTTTCAGTCTCTCCTAGTCCATCACCTCAAGACTGGTATACTGAAACAAAACCAACTACTAATTGGTCGGAACCGAACATTACCGCGACTACTTGGACGGGTGTAAACCGAGGCTCAACGTCTTGGAGTTAATTTGACAGTTAAACAGATTAGTTATATTATCTTTTTAGTTCGACAAAACATGGGCTCCCTTTCGGGAGCTTTTTATTAGGGTAAAAATATGACAGCAGCAGATCTCGTAATAGACCTTAAAAATATCATTGGTCCAGGGGTGGAAACGGATGATTCAGGACTATTAACTTGGACAAATGAGTCCTATTTGTATATTTGCGATGAAATTGTCAAAGTTCTGCCCGATTTCTTTACCAAGGTGGTTACAACTCCAACTGTTGCCAATCAACAAGAATATGGCCTTCCTAGTGATTTTGATAAAGCCTTGATGGTAAATATTTCTTATAACAGCGTCGATTGGCATCGGGGTTTACCCATGCCTAATATTGGGTTTATTCCAGTTCATGCCAGCGGGAATTCTGAAGGGTTTAGTGAAAGCGAACCACATTATTATCTTTCTGGAAATTACATTGGTTTTATGCCTATTCCAACTACAAACGGAACCATTAACAACATCAAGTTCTGGTATGTTTATAATCCAGCGGAGTTAGCCTCAGCAGACACACCGGCTATCCCTAACAAATACCAACATATTATCAAATATGGGGCTTATGCCAATTATTTAGATCAGGATGATGAACACGTGGCTGCTGAACGAGTTAGGAAACAATACGATCAGCGTATCTACAATATGGTGGAACAACTGGAAATGCGCCAAGTAGATGAGTCTAAATCAGTAGTTATTGTTCAAAATCAGGATATGTACGCATGAAAATATTTACCAAAGAACATCGATTAAAAAAAGGATGAATGAATTATGCGTTTAAACACCTACCAACATTCTGATTACTCAGGGGGTTTGAATGACACTGATGACCCCAAAGAGATTGATCGTAATCAAGCCTCTCTCTTGAGAAATTTGATCGTTCGTTACCGTGGTCGACTAAAACAACGTGATGGCATTGACCAGGTTGGTGATGTTTTATCGGGTACTTGTTATGGTTTACACGCTTATTTACAGGCAGATGGAGATAAAGACATCCTAGTAATGGATGGTACGACCTTAAAATATCTTAACGGATCAACCTTCACCTCCCTGGATACCGGTTTTACGGGAACCAATGATTACACCTTTCAAAATGTGAATATGACCAACCGAGTCTACTTTGGCAATCAAGATAACCAGACCCATTATTGGGATCGGGCTTCTACAACTGCCAATTCCTGTCTTACTGATTTGGGAGCTTCCATTCCTCACGGGAATGTCATGCGCTGGTTTAAGAACCACATGTTTGTCTTAAACAACGTCACCGTAGACGGAGTTACTTACCCAGAACGCCTTTACTGGTCTACCCTGGGAGATCCAAACACCTACACAATAGCCACAAACTATATTCCAATTCCTAATGGTGGGAGATTAATTACGGCTGCTCCCTTGGGAGAGTCCTCGCTAGTTCTATTCCAAGAAAGGGCTGTCCGCTTTCTTGGGGGTTATGGGGACTCTGAGTGGGTGATAACACCTTCAGCCAATAATTTAAATAACATTGATGAATCGGTTGGTTGTTTGGCCCCCAAAGGAGTTGTGGGAGTTGGAAATGAGATCTGGTTTATTGATGATGAAGCCAACATCCGCAGAGTCAACCAAACGGATTTCAACACCCTAAGAACCGACATTATTTCCACCAATATACAAGGAACCTTGTCAGAGATAAACAAAACCCAGTTAGCTAAAGCGGTTGCCTGGGTACACAACGATTTTGTATTTTTTGCCATCCCTAATGGGTCAGACATCTACAATTCAATCGTTCTAGTCTTTGACATAATTGCTGCCAAAAGAAACGCTGCCTCTGGTGGGAAAATGGAGTCTTGGACCACCTTTACTGGTTGGTATCCGGGTTTCTTCATGTCATACCCAACTTCTACAACCCCAGATTTATTATTTGCTGATCCCACCAATAAAACGGTCTATAAATGGACTGGAAATGATGACGATGGAACGGCTATTGATGCCCGATGGGATAGTAAGCGGGATGATTATAAATATCCAGAGAGGTATAAACGGTTAAGGTTTGGATATATCAAGGCTACCGGAAGTGCCAGTGACGTTAATATCGGCATTTATGGTAGCACCAACGGAGATCCATTCGTTTTCTTTGATTATTTGAGATTATTATCTGGAGGGTCAAGATTGGGACCAACCGGAACAGACACATTGGGTCCAACTGGAACATTCACTCTTGGAGGCACATCTGACGGGGAATTGAAGTTCTATTATGACCGAACAGGTGGCTTGGCTACAATAAAGACTATTTTACACAGTATTCGCCATGAGGAGGCAGGTAAGGCTGCTGAAGTATCTGGCTTTACTTCACATTATAAACTAAGGAGTCTAAGATAAGGAGTTTCTATGGCGATAATTACTAAACCAAAAACATTTGTAGATAACGAAGTTTTACTCTACACCGACCTAAATTCGCTGATGGATACCATTTACAATGAGTTTAATGGATCGATTAGCAACGCCAATTTAAGTGCTGGGGCAGCCATTCCTTATTCTAAACTATCTTTATCTGGAGCTATTCTTGATGCCGATGTTTCCACTGCAGCTGATATTAAACTAGGAACAATTGGTTTTGTGATTGATGGTGGTGGAGGGGTAATCCAAACAGGAGTTTCTGGAGATATTGAAGTGCCTTTTAATTGCACAATCACAGCTTGCACTTTACTCCCAGATCAATCTGGTTCAATTGTGGTAGACATCTGGAAGGATACTTATGCCAATTACCCGCCTACGGATGCGGATACAATTACGGCTAGTGCAGTTCCAGAGATTAGTGCGACTACTAAAGACCAAGATACAACCCTGACTGGTTGGACAACGACTATTACAGCAGGAGACATTTTAAGGTTTAATGTAGATTCTTGTACAACAATCACTCGTTGTTTAGTTAGTTTGAAATATAGGAAGACATAATGGCCTACGCTACAGGCGGAACTCTTACCACATCTGGATTATATCGAATCCATACTTTTACTACTTCTAGTACATTCACCGTCACTAGATCTGGTAACGTCCAAGTCTTAGTGATTGGTGGTGGGGGTGGCGGAAGCAACAATGTGAGTGGTGGAGGTGGTGCTGGGGGTTACAGATACAATGCTAGTTTTGCTGTTACCGCACAAGCATATTCTGTAACTGTGGGTGGTGGTGGTCCAGCCCAGACTAATGGTCAGGATTCTGTTTTTTCAACCATAACAGCTACCGGGGGTGGTAAGGGTGGTATCTTTGATGATAATGGTTCAAATGGTGGAAGCGGTGGTGGTCGTGGGGGAGGAGAAAATGCTAAGAATCCTGGTTCTGGGAACACTCCCTCAACTAGTCCATCTCAAGGAAATAATGGTGGGGGTGGTGCGGTCGGAGTTGGTCAATTAGGTGGAGCTGGTGGGGGTGGATCAAGTGCTGTTGGAGCAGATAGAAGCGGAAGTAATGGTGGAAAAGGTGGCGATGGAACCGCAAATAGCATTTCCGGTTCTCCAGTAACTTATGCTGGTGGGGGTGGTGGTTCAGCTTGGAGTACGGGAACTAGGGGTGCTGGTGGTGCGGGTGGGGGCGGTCAGGGTGCCCAGGGTGATCCTGGTAGTGGCCAGGCTGCTGGAACGGCTAATACTGGTGGTGGGGGTGGTGGAGGAGGATATAATTACACGACTGGTGGAGCTGGTGGTTCTGGAATAGTTATTATCCGTTACGTTCTAGGTAAAAGGTCACAATCAGTTATAATTTAAGGAAAATATGGCTTTATATCAGCAAGGAACCACAGTTTACTCAGGTAGTCCAGCTACCGGATACTCACCAGTTGCTTCAGCTCCGGCAGGAAAGTACCCAGCATTACCAAGAACTGGTTATTCGGCTGCTTCAGCCAAAACATCTAGTGGAACCTCTGGTGGATCATTTAGTGGTACAAGCGGCGGGACAACCACTACTGTTGCCGAAGTCTTTAATCCCCGTTCTACTGGACAATATTCCTCTAAATATAAGGAAATCCTGGGAGCTTTAGAAGGAGATGTTAATAAATACATTGGCGAATTACAAAACATAGCTCAGGGTGATTACGACTTTACCGCCAAATGGATAGAAGCTAACTATAAGGAAGCCTTAGGTACTGATGATACCGAGAGAGCCAACTTCTTCAAATCTGTGGCTAATAACCTTGAAAAACAGGTGGGAAGAATCGCTTTTGATTATAAGACTGGGACGTATCGAGTCGAACAAACCAAGAATCTAGCCTTGTCCAGACTTAAAGAGGACGAACAAACTTTAACTAGAGACCTAACTACCCAACGGATGCTAGAACGTGAGCAGCAGAACACAAACCTGAATGCCCGAGGCTTGATGGACTCTGGTACTAGAGAGAATGTGCAAGGGCTTGCACAAAGGGACATTGGTCAACTAGAGCAAGATTACGAACGCCAATTTGAGGCTCTGGGTCGATCTATTGGCAGACAGACTGAAGATGTCAACAAGAGTGCTTTACTGGCTCAAGAAGATTTAACTACCACCGCCCGTAGGGGAGGGTTAGATGCTCAACAGGCTCAGCAATACCAGACAGAAGAATCTCAGAGAGCCCTAGCTGCTGAGAAGGCTAGATTAGAAAAAGAAAAATACTTTGCTATGCAATCATTACCAAACATAGCTGATGCGAAAACGCTCAGGGAACTAGGATACGGCTAATGGCTGTCGATGTAAAAATACCTCAGCGTGAGAAACCGGATATTAGAGCTTATCTAAGGAACGCTGCAGCGTCCGAGATGGAGCTTTTGGACCAAAGGGCTACCAAGCTCCAAACAACCACAGAAAACCCGCTTACGGTGCCTTCAGTGGCCTCTACTACCCCACAGGGAGAGGTGTCACCCTTAGAGAAGGCTTATGGTGTAAGTCAAAACTTTGGCAACTACAATCCCGATCTTTATGCGGGGAAGACGGCTGGTTCTCGTCACTACGGCCTAGATGTGGCT